TTGAAGTTGTGTTTCACCCACTCTATAGTAGTCTTCGTCACCAATTAAATTAGTTCCATTTAAGAAAACTGCCACTGTTCCTAAAGCTTGTTTATCTAAATTAATAAAACTTCTAGCATTAAACATTAGACTTAAATCTAAATTTTCTAATGCCTTATCAAATTCACCTTTGTTTCTAAGTTTCTGTGCTTCTTTAAATGTTTTAAATGCACTATCACTTATATCTTCTTCAGATAATGTTTTAATTATTTTTGAACCAACTTTTTCTTGTATTGGTCTTAAATCTGATGCAAAAACATCTTCTTCTTTTAAATTCTGTAATGACTTTTCGTCTTCTTCTAGTTGTTTTTTATTAAACTTTTCTTTATTTCTACTTTTATTAGTATTTTTAATATATCTAAAAGTTCTAAAGGTAGCTTCTAAAGTACCACCTATACCTGCACCTTCTAGTGCATTTTTAAATCTTGCTTCCCAAAAAGTATCGTCTGGGTCTGATGCTAAATATTCAAATATTGGATTTTGTAATGAAGGTGCATACTCATTAACCATATCAACTAATCTTCCAGTTTCTTCATCAAAAGCTGTAAAATCAGCAATCGCACCTTGTGTCATAGTCTTAGTGACTTGACCTGTAGTACCTGCTCTTAAAAATGGTGAAATACCTTTGTATCCACCAGAAGCATACTTAACTCCTTTAAGAACCTTACCACCTGTGAACCAACCAGTTAAAAATTGAGAAACACCTTTAACAACTCCACCTGCCATTGTTTGTGGGTCATCTTTAAAATCAGGTAATTCTATTGCATCTTTGACACCTGCTTTACCAAATAATAGGTCTTCTCTACCTTTTGCTTTCCATTGTTCATAGTTTTCGTACCCCATGACACCATTTTCAGCATCTTCTCCGAATACAAAACCACCTATATTTGTCTTTTCTCCTAAAGTGTCACCTAAACCCTCTAATAGACCTATTGTAGACTGAACACCATCTCTTACCCCATCTACAGCACTCATACCTACATCTGCAAACCAACCTCTTTCTTTATTATTATTAATTTTATCTTGGTTTTTTATGGGTTGATGCTTTGGTAATTGCATATATTCATTGATTTCTTCCTCTGTCCAAGTTTCATCAAAGTTAGCAATCTGACCATTAGGTAAAGTTTTTTGTATAGTAGCCATTATCTTTTATCTAATTCTGCTTCAATTCGTTTAATTTCATCTTTAACTGATTTTCTTTTTTGCATTGTTTTCAATTCCTCTAATCTATTGTTTAAGTCTTCTGTAGAAAGGGTTGTAATGTCAATTTTACTATCAACTTTTTTAGTTTTTTTATTAACACCTTCATCTGTATTTTCATTATTAATAATTACTTTCTTTTCATCTTTATTATCTTTTCTATCTTTAGTTTTTTTATTAGAAGGTAAA